GTGTTTGTGGAAACATTCAAATTCACGAAAGCAAAACTCGAAAGTCTGCCACCTGCGGAACGTGGTCAGGTGGAGTATGGTGATACCGTTGTTAACGGACTACGGCTCCGGGTGGGGATAAGTGGCGCGAAGAGCTTCTGTATCTCCAGAAAACGTAATGGCAAATTTATACGGGCCACCTTAGGCAGATTTCCCGATCTTACTATTGATAATGCCAGGGCAAAGGCTCTCGAACTGCTGGGAGACGTAGCCACTACAGGCAGAAACCCTAACGTCGAAAAGCGCATTAATGAAAAGGCTTTGGTTACGCTTAATGATGCGCTGGACACCTATATCAAAAGCCGTGATGAACGGTTAAGCGCCGATACAGCAAAACAGTATCGTTCCATCCTGCAAAATTTCTCTGGTGACTGGATGAAACAACCAATCGCCTCTATCAGCCGTGAACGGGTGGAAACCAGGCACAAAGCCGTTACTGATGGTTCTGTGTGGTTTGGGGCTGATAAATCAACGCTCCGCGCAGGGGTTGGAACCGGCAGTAAAGCACAGGCCGATCTCTGGGCTAGGGTGCTTCGTGCCATATACCGCTTCGCGCACGATCATTACCGTGACGAGGAAGGGAAAACGCTACTTCCGGACCCGCCTACAATGGTACTGAGCACAAAGCGCAAATGGCATGGTACCGTGAGGAAGACTGAACGTATCCGCACCAATGAGCTTGGCAGGTGGTTTAGCGCCTTATCGTCCGTGCGAGATTTTGCCGAGCAGGGGCGCGATGATATAGCAGCGGCGGTTTGTGATGCTGTGGAAATGGCTATTTTTACCGGACTGCGTAAGTCTGAAATTTTAGAGCTTAGCTGGGATAGAGTTAATCTTGGAGGCCGATATTTTTGGATTGATACCACAAAGAACGGCGATCCGCTTGAACTCCCCATTACTGAAACTCTACTGAAATTATTTCGCCGCCGAGCCAAGATGAAATCAGCAGATGGCTTATTGGTTTTTCCTGGTGATAAGGGAGTAATCAAAGAGTACAGGCACATTATCGATCGCATAAGTGCTGCCACCGTACCAGAACCAAACCCAGACCAGCTAAAGCCTATCCCTTTCAAATGGCATGACGGCCGCCGAACTTTCGGCACCGTTGCTGAGCTGGTGGGGGTTGGTAATTATATCCTGAAACGCCTGCTCAACCACCGAACGATGAGAAGCGCTGATGTTACCCAGGGCTATCTGCATTTCAGTGCTGATGAACTTATGGAGCCAGCTTCAAGAATAGAACGGGCAATACTCGAACACGCCGGGATTATTGAGAGCAAAAAATCTCTGGATGCGAAGTTATTACTTGCTCTTGAAGGTCTGAGCGAAGAAGAAAAACGCCGTCTCATATTTGATTTATCAAAAAATATTAAGGTTTCTGAAAATGAATAGACAAATTGAACTTTCTGAATTAATCAGCAAATCATTTATTGAGTCTACCAACAAGATGAGTCAAGACGATAAACTTGCGTTTTATCAGGCCATCTTAGATGGAGATAAAAATTTAGAGCGTGAAATTTTAAAAAAATATAACTATACAATGGTGACACCAGTTGAAAACATCATGAGCGATGAAGATGCTGAGGCGCTAGCAAATTCTCTTTTGAAGGATGAAAAAGGGGTGTTCAATGAAATCAATAATCTTTTTGTATCTGCCAGTAAAAAATATTGGTCAAATGCAGAAAGGTTGAGCGACTTACCTTTAGAACAGCATGACAAAATACTTAACCATGCAAGAGAGCTTCAAACCTCTTTCAATTCTAAAGAGCATGTTAACTCTGTATTGCACGGGATTTATGGAGAAAATGCGTCGACGATTGTTAAGGCCGCAATTATTGCTGACCTTATTGGTTGTCTTGATTTAAGAAATGATCTGATGGTTGTATTTGGTTCCATGGTTGAGAATGCTCACAATAGCAAAGCTATGGATATTTTTAAGAAGAAAAAAGTTATAAGCGAAGACAGAAGTTTAGCCAAGAAAGGTAAAACAAATAGACACCATGCAACAGCAATAAAAATCGCTGCCGATACGTGGGGTAAGTATCCAAATGCAAGCCTTGCGGGACTTTCAGAGGACATATCAGCGCATTTGAGAAAAGCGTGGAAAGACGTGCCAGTAGCCGGAACGGTAGAGAAGTGGTTAAAGGATTCTGGGTTAAACCCTGCCGTTAAGCCGAAAAACAGGAATTATGAGTTAATCATATTAGAAGGGGAATAAATCTAGTTTTACGCCCCCTAATCTTGTAATCAATGCAGTGAACCAGATATAGTAATTTATATCTGGTTTCGCTTTCTCCTCAAGTATATATATCAATAATAAAGTATCACCACTGTTAACCAGAAATACACGGTGATATATATGCGTTTAATTAATAATCCAACCATCCTTGAACGATTAACCCGCGCGGAGGCTGCTGCCTATCTCGGTGTGAATGCTCAGACTTTGGCTAACTGGGCTCATACAGGAAAGGTGGGGATTCCACATCATAAGGTTGGCCGCAAGGTTATCTACATGAAGTCAGATCTAGATAGCTATCTGGCATCAACTCGTCGCACGCAAACAGCCTGAGGATCAGCATGGGAAAATTACCAGAGCTTATTCCGGTTATAGCGGGAAGCATCGACGGGCAACCAGTCTCGCTTGTGAGCGCGAAACGTCTTCATACTTTTCTCGGCGTAGGGCGAGACTTCACAACATGGATTAAAGGTCGTATCAGCCAGTATGGTTTTACAGCGGGAGTAGATTTCACTGTAGTGGAAAATCTGAGCACCCCCGTTTCGGGGAGCGCAAAATATCGCCAACAAATTGCGCATGATTACCTGATCACCATCGATATGGGTAAAGAGTTGGCCATGGTGGAGCGTAATGATAAAGGGCGGCAGGTTCGCCAGTATTTCATCAATTGCGAACGCCAAGCAAAAGTTAATACCGGAATTCCAGAATCACTACCAGAAGCATTACGTCTTGCTGCTGATATGGCTGAAAAAGCGTTAGACCTTCAAACCCAGTTGGTAGCAGCAGCGCCAAAAGTTGATTTTGCTGATCGTGTTGCCGATATCAGCAAAGGAATATCAATCCCAAACTACGCAAAAGCTGTAGGGCTAGGGCCGATAAAACTTTTTGAGTGGATGCGGCAGCACGGGATTCTCATCACTGGTGGTCAGCGCCACAACTTACCAATGCAACGTTATATAGACAGAGGATATTTTGCCGTTCGTCAGGGTACATATGAGACTAACGGAGAGGTAAGAGCCTCATTCACGACAATGCTTTCTGGGAAGGGGGAGCAGTGGTTAACGAAAAAGTTGATCGCAGGTGGGATACTGCCGGAGGTTCCGAATGCAGACGCTTAAAAAAACAAAAGCGGCCATGCAGGGCCGCCAGTGTCACTACCAAATAATTATACATGAAGAGAATACCAGGGTTAAAGCTGGTGGTCAAAGACTGGGGCAGCGCAATTTTGTGCCAGCTGATTTTATTCAGGATTTTGGCTCATCTTTGGCCTTTTTGCGTTGGCGGCGTTTGATCTCGCCTTTTACAGCCGTGACAATGAATTGCGCTTTTGTCTCTCCATCTTCGAGGTTGCTTTCTAAGTCCGCGACAACATCGTGTGGAAAGCGCGCATTAAGCTGCTGCGATTTATTGTTGGTTGAACCCGTTGCCATTACTGAATCTCCTTGTGCTAGGTGCGATTCAGTATACGCAAAAAAAATAATAGTAAAAGGCTTGAAGTGCGATTCACTTGCATGTAGTTTTAAAAACAAAGGTGCGATTCACCTTGTAAGCGCGAAGCCCGGCAGTGCGTCAACACTAACCGGGCCTCTAACCAAACCGTTAGTTGAGGTAACAGTTATGGCTGAATTACAGCATACCCAAACTCGCCCGGAATTTACATGGAGATTTCTCTCCGCTTCTGAGCGCTACCCTACCGCCAAACCATTGGTGATTTACGTCAACGCATCCAGCGAACAGGAGGCCCGTGACACTATGCCGGGGGTAAACCTCATTTTTGCTGCTCGCCTGCCATTTCATGATTTTCGGGTTGTGGAGGTTTGCCATGCGTGAATTAACCAATAAAAGCACGTCAATAGCCTGTGAACTGGCTGCGTTGCTGATGGTTGTCGAAGAGTGCGAAGTTGATCAGGTTGAGCGTGAAAACCTTATCAGCCTGGCTAGACGAGTATCGGATCAACTGGCGGCAAGCATGGTCGAGCAGAATTCAACGGGGGCGCTCAATGGATAACTTTTACACCTACCGCAGCAAAAAAGATTTGCTGTTACTGGCGCAAGAGGTTGCCGCGCTTCTGTCATGTGCTGCTTACCTTGCGACTATCAGGGGAGAGGAAGAGCGTATCCATGTAATGAGTTTAACTGGCCTGGCTCAACGACTTTCTGACGAACTGGCAAACTCACTCGACATTTCTACTTTTTCAGACCATGAATCGCAGGAGGCAAGATCATGATCAGCAATGTGAAGTTTAACGAGCTGGCTAACCGCGTTGATCTGCTGGTTGAAAAGATTTTGCATCTTGAGGCACAGGTTAAGTCACTCACCGATAGTCAGGGAGGAGAAATCCCTCCGGGTATGACGCCAGTAGCAACACTGGCCGCTGAATACGGTATCTCAACCAAAAAGGCTGAGGAACTGGCGAAAAACACAGGGGTGATGCTGGTTAAGCTGAAATCTGGCGGGTTCGTTGCACCTGATGAAAAGTTCAGGGAAGCGGCGCGGCTGGTACTGCGCAGCGCTAAGCGCAAATATGGCTCTGCGTACTGGTTCCATCCCCTAATCGGCAAATTCCAGATGAGCGGGGGTATCCCACAATGACAGATATTTTTGAAGTGCTGGGATCGTTGTTCAGTAAGTTGACCGAAACCGTTATTGCTCACCAGATAGAGGAAACCGGTTCGGCAACACTGCTTGTGGAAAGTGATAAGTATATGGCCCGCTATCGCTTCACGCTGGAACCAGTAGCTACTTATAACGTGCTGGCGAAAACAATGGTTTTTGGTTGTGCTAAAGAGTTTGGCCGTGATCAGGGATTAACAAGGCTGCGCGATATTCTGCTGACCTGCTTTACCGAGGATGGCGATATTAGCGAAATGGGGTTGCAGATAGTGAAAAGTTGCCACCTTGAGTACCTGCATGAAGACTTGGGCGCGGATATGTCCAATAAGGTGCTGCATTGATGAAGATGAAAAACGCCCCAAACATTAAGTGTCTGCCAAAGGACAAGTTTACTGAGGCGATTATTTTTGCGGGTGATGATGCTTATTCACACGCGCAGCACTGGATAGAGAGCGAGGGGAAAAGGGCGGGGGATGATGTGCCGCCTGTGTATCTGGGGAAAAAGCAGCTGGAGGAGCTTGAAAGGCTGAATATCATCGATCAGGGGCGTCGTTGCGTCCGCGTGATTAGGGCTGGTGAGCTTTCAGAGACTCAGGTGAGTATCATTGCTACCAAACTGGCGCTGTCTGATGTGAAAGAGGCTCGCTTGTTTAACGGTATGTTTGAGCCCCAGCCAAAAGAGAACTGGACGGATGTACTTCCACGGCTCAGAGAAGAGGCCGAGCGCGGGGAAAGTATTGTGGTAAATCTGCCTGTGAAAAAAAGGGAGCCAAAGCCTGAACCGGGTGATGAACTGAAACCCCGCGTAGAGAGCCGTAACGATGGCCTGTACTGGATCACCCCTAAGGTGGACAAGGATAGCGGGGAGATTATCAATAATGAAACGTGGCTGTGTTCACCGCTTGAGGTGGTGGGTTCCGGTAGTGACGGGGCAGAGCGATATCTTGTTTTGCGCTGGCGTTCTCCGCGTGGCCATGAAGATATTACCAGGGCGATCCCTTGTGCTGATATCGGTGAACGTGACGGCTGGCGCTCTCTAAAGGCTGGTGGGGTAAACGTCACGACCAAAAGTACATTCCGGGCAATTCTTGCCGACTGGCTACAGCAATGTGGTGCAGGGCAGGAATGGATCATAAGCCATACCACCGGCTGGCATCACGGCGCATACATCATGCCAGATGGTGAAGTTATCGGTGACCCGGAAATGCCTATCCTATTTAACGGGCGCAGCGCGGCATCTTCCGGTTATGCCGTTGCTGGTACTGCTGAGAGCTGGCGGAATTCAGTGGCATATCTGGCTGGTGGCAACCCATCAATGATGCTGGGTGTAGCGGCAGCATTGTCTGCTCCGCTGATCGGGTTAGTGGGCGCTGATGGCTTCGGTGTCCATTTGTTCGAACAGTCCAGCGCTGGTAAGACGACCACCGCAAATATTGCGAGCAGCCTGTGGGGTGAGCCTGACGCTTTGCGGCTTACCTGGTACGGTACTGCGCTTGGCATCGCAAACGAAGCGGAGGCGCATAACGACAGCCTTTTACCGCTTGATGAGGTGGGACAGGGAAGCAGTGCAAAAGATGTTGCCACGTCTGCTTATACCCTTTTTAACGGTGCCGGAAAGTTGCAGGGAGCTAAAGAGGGAGGCAACCGGGAGCTTAAACGCTGGCGCACGGTAGCGATCAGCACCGGGGAAATGGATATTGAAACATTCCTGGCTGCTGGTGGAATTAGGGTAAAGGCTGGTCAGTTGGTGCGCTTGCTGAATATCCCTATGGAGAAATCAACGGCCTTTAATGGGCTGCCTAACGGAAAAGCCCACGCTGATGCGCTGAAAGAGGCATGGATTGATAACCACGGCGCAGCTGGGCGTGAGTGGGTCAAATGGCTGGCTAACCACCAGCAGGAGGCTAAACAGGCAGTGCGGGATGCGCAGACACGCTGGCGCAGTCTTATTCCGGCTGATTATGGTGAGCAGGTACATCGTGTGGCAGAGCGTTTCGCTATTCTTGAGGCTGCACTGGTAACTGGATCGCCGATTACGGGTTGGAGCGAACAGGAGAGCAGGGATGCAATCCAGCATAGCTTCAATGCCTGGGTAAAAGAGTTCGGAACGGGTAACAAGGAACACCAGCAGATCATTGAACAATGTGAAGCGTTTTTGAATGCGCATGGCCTGAGTCGCTTTGCTCCGCTGCCATACTGTCCGTCAGATATGCCTATACGCGATATGGCTGGCTACCGCGAAAGGGGCAAGCATGATGATTCGCCAATGGTGTTTTATACCTTCCCTTCTGCGTTCGAAAAGGAGATGGCGCAGGGATTCAATGCGAAGCAGTTCGCAAGAGTCCTGGCTGAATCTGGAATGTTGACACCACCTACAAGCGGCAGGGGATACCAGCGTAAATCACCGCGTATTGATGGGAGACAGATTAACGTTTACGTCATTCAGTACCAGCAGGAGGGAGCAGAAGAATAATTACACGTGATGGTTTATTTTGTTGGTTCAGTTGGTTCAGTGTCTTTTGGTTGGGCTCATATGGCTGTTTTATATAGGTTTAATGTCAAAAAAATGAACCAACACTGAACCAACAAATAGCAGTTTTGAACCAACAAACGGGCAATTTGAACCAACATTTTAGAACCTCATGGACTGAACCAACATGAAAATGCCCAATGTTGGTTCAAGAAGGGGCTTTGTTGGTTCACCTATCTGAAAATAATCCTTACAAAACAATGATCTTTACAAATTGAACCAACTGAACCAACTGAACCAACATAGTTTTGTTTCTATACACAAAAATAGAGGGTGTTATGAACATGAAAAGCAGTGACGACCTTGTTTATTCGAAGGTGCTGATCCAGAAACTGGTTGAGCATAAAGATATGTTTGGGGTTCCAGACAGCAAAACAGATTTGCAGCTTATGCCGCTTAGTGAATACCGGGAACTGGTGAAGCGAGAGGCTTACTTTTTTGTGGATCACAATGGATTTCTGCGTCACCAATTCTCTGGTGATGTTATGGCCGCGAGTAAAGAGCAGTTGAATATCCTTATCGAGGAACTTAAAGCAAAGCGAGAGCTGCTTGATGATGCTCTGGATTGCGCTAAGGAATAATTTTGTAAATTATTTGTACTTATGCTTACTCATTCATACCCCTGTCTCTGATGGGGGTTTTCTTTATATTTTTCATGTATATCTTGAAGAGTGGCACTCAGACGTGAGCCGCCACTGGCCGTTAAATCAAGCTGTAGCGAGTACAGCCTGCGAGAGGCAGAAAAAGATTTAACGGCCTCCCCTCCTAGCGCTGGTTTCACGTCTTAACATTAATTGTTACGGAAACCACTCCATGAAGAAATTACTCGAATTACGCCAGCAGAAAGCCGCACTCAAAACACAGATGCGTTCCATGCTGGACAAAGCCGACACCGAAAAGCGCAGTCTGAACGAAGAAGAGGGCAAAAAGTTCGACGAACTCCGCGCCCAGGCTGATGCGCTTGAAGTTGAAATTACCCGCCTTGAAGCCGTCGCCGACGATCAGCGCAATCTGCCTGGTACTTCCGTTGAAGGTGATCCAGTAAGCAACGACGAGCTGCGCCACTACATCATGACCGGTGATACCCGCTCTCTCTCCACGCTGGTGCAGGCTGACGGCGGCTATACCGTTATCCCTGAGCTGGACAAAGAGATTATGCGCCAGTTGCAGGATGATAGCGTGATGCGCTCCATCGCAACGGTGAAGACCACCAAAACCAACGAATACCAGAAGCTGGTATCTGTGGGCGGCACTACCGTTAATCGCGGTACCGAAGGTGAACCACGTACCGAAACCAGCACGCCGAAGATGGAGCGCGTTGATATCAAACTCAACCCGATCTACGCCTACCCGAAAACCACTCAGGAGATTCTCGACTTCTCCGAGGTGGATATTCTGGGCTGGCTGTCTTCTGAAATCGCCGACACCTTCACCGCTACCGAAGAAAGCGACTTTGTGAACGGTGACGGTGATAAAAAATCCAAAGGCTTCCTGTCTTACCCTCGCGCGGCCACAGCCGATAAAACCCGTCCGTTCGGCACGCTGGAGAAGATGGAAGCGGCGGACGTTTCCTCTGATGGCCTGATCGACCTGCTGTATAAGCTGAAAGCCAAATACCGCAAAAACGCCGTATGGGTGATGAATTCCAACACCGCCGCCAAACTGCAAAAGCTGAAAAACGGCAACGGGGATTACATCTGGCGCGATCGTCTGGTTGCCGGTTCTCCCGATACGCTTCTGGGCCGTCCTGTTCAGTATCTGGAAACCATGCCTGATGCGGAAGCGGGCAAAGCGTTCCTCGCGGTTGGCGACTTCAAGCGCGGCTATTTCATCGTGGATCACACCACTGGCGTGCGTACCCGTCCTGACAACATCACCGAACCGGGTTTCTATAAGGTGCATACCGATAAATACCTGGGCGGCGGCGTGGTGGACTCCAACGCCATCAAGGTGCTTGAGCTTTCCGGCTCCGGTTCCTGATTTGACGTTTAAGGGGCTGCGGCCCCTTTTTGCCCTCTGTGGAGTCCAGTAATGAAAACAATCGATTTTGAAATCCGTACCTCCGAAGTGAGCGCCAGCAACAAAAAGCTGGTGGGCTATGCCGTGCGCTGGAACAGTCTCTCAGAAATTATCTGGGACGAGTTCCGCGAGCAGTTTGCGCCGGGAGCGTTTAAAGACAGCCTGGCATCCGGTAGCGATGTGCGTGCGCTGTACGAGCATAACTATACCCAGCTGCTGGGCCGCACCAAATCCGGCACGCTGGTGCTGTCCGAAGACGATACCGGGCTGCGCTTCGAGCTGACCCCGCCGAATACCCAGCTTGGCAACGATGTGCTGGAGCTGGTGGAGCGCGGTGATATCTCTGGCATGAGCTTCGGTTTTCGTGCGCTGAAAGAGGCGTGGGATATTGCTCAGTCTCCATACCTGCGCACTGTTACCGCTGCCGAACTGCGGGAGATTACGGTTACCTCTATGCCTGCTTATCCTGAGTCTGGCGTGGAAATCGCGCACCGTTCGCTTTTCTCCCAACATCCTGAACTGCGCCGCGCTGGCGATAACCGTCGCCGCTGGGCTGAATTAGCGGGGCTTTGATATGTGGAATATCTGGCCGTTTGGCCGTAAGTCTGAACCCTCCGAACAGCGCAGTATGACCATTGATGAGTGGCTGGCGATGGCAGGGATTCCAAATACTGGATCAGGCGAGTATGTGTCTGCGGGTACTGCGGAATCTCTGCCGGCGGTCATGAACGCCGTATCAGTTATCAGTGAGGCGGTGGCAACAATGCCCTGCTATCTCTACCGCGTCCGTAATGATAATGGTCGTGAGGCGCGAGAATGGCTGAGCAATCACCCAGTGGATTTTCTCCTGAACGAGCAGCCGAACGACTGCCAGACGCCTTATCAGTTTAAACGCACGATGATGCGCCATTGTCTGCTGAATGGTAACGCCTATGCGGTGATCAAGTGGGGCCGCGACGGCCAGCCGCAATCCCTGCACCCGTATGCGCCGGGGGCGGTTGTTCCTCAGCGTATCGGCCAGCATAAGTACAAATACACCGTTACAGAGCCGTTTACCGGGGCTGTGCGCACCTATCTACAGGAAGAGATTCTGCACTTGCGTTACTCCACCGATGATGGCTTTCTGGGGCGTTCGCCTATCACCGTCTGCCGTGAGGCGCTGGGGTTAGGTCTGGCACAGCAGCGCCACGGTGCCAGCATTATGAAAGATGGCATGATGGCGGCTGGCGTGGTGGTCACTAAAGAGTGGCTCGATAGCGTGAAGGGCAAACAGGCGATGGATGCACTGGATCGCTACAAGGGCGCCAGAAATGCCGGTAAAACACCGATCCTTGAAGGTGGCATGGACTACAAGCAGCTTGGCATGAGCAATCAGGATGCCGAATGGCTAGCCTCCCGTCGCTTCACCATTGAAGACATTGCCCGCATGTTCAACGTGTCGCCCATCTTCTTGCAGGAATACAGCAACAGCACCTACAGCAATTTCAGCGAAGCGAGCCGCGCATTTCTCACTATGACAATGCGTCCGTGGCTGGGGGGCTTCGAACAACAAATCAAATCTGCGCTGCTGGTGGCCTCTCCGGTTCCGGGAACCCGCTATCAGGTGGAGTTTGATTCTGCTGACCTTCTCCGCGCCACGCCAACCGAACGTTACGCTACTTATGAGCGCGGTATTAAGAACGGGATCATGAACCCGAACGAAGCCCGTGAACGTGAGGGGATGCCGCCGCGTGAAGGTGGTGACGAATTTAGCCAGGCATGGAAGCAGGAAGTAAAGATCAGCAAGGACAACAAGGAAGGTGATGAATGAGAGCCGGAAAGATGAAGCGCCGCATCACCTTCCAGAAGTCAGAATCTCATCGGGATCAGATGGGGCAGGTTATTTACGTATGGTCTGACCTTGCCACCGTTTGGGCTGAAATTCGTGCTATCAGTGGGCGTGAGCGCATGTCTTCCGGGGCGCTTTACTCCGAAGCCACTGTGCGAATCTGGACGCGCTACCGCGACGATATCACCACCGCAAACCGCATTCTGTATCGCTCGCCAAACGTCCGGGGGCAGGTTTACGGCATCGTGGCCGTCATTCCTGATGTGGATCACACCCGGCTTGAGCTGCTGTGCAAGGGAGGCATTTTCAATGAGTGAGTTAATCGGTCTGGAAGAAGCAAAGCTGCATTGCCGTATTGATGATGATTACGAAGATACGCTGATACAGGCGTACATCGAAGCTGCGCTGGAGGTCTGCCAGAAGCATATCGGCAAGCGATTTGATAACGGTCTGGAGTTCACCCCTGCTATCAAGATCGGCTGTCTGATGTACGTTTCTCAGTTGTACGAGTACCGCACGATGATCGGTGACACCGACGCCAAAGAGATACCGATGGCTGTCTCTGCGTTGTGGTCTGTCTACCGAGATGTGGGGGTGTACTGATGCCGTGGCAACCACTACGCCGGTGCACAGAGCCGGGATGCAATAAACGGGTGAAGTCTGGCAAGTGTGACGAGCATAAGCGAGAAGCGTGGCGGGCAGAGGATGCCAGACGCGGCCACCGTCGCGCCCGTGGTTATTCAGCCTCATGGGAGAAGTACCGCGCTCAGTACCTTAAGCGCTATCCGCTGTGCGTTGAGTGTCAGAAGCTGGGCCTCTACGTTCCTGCAAAGATTGTCGATCACATCATCCCTATCAACGGCGGTGATGATGTTCTGTTCTGGCCTGAGTGGAATCATCAGCCGTTATGCCAGGCTCATCATAACCAGAAGACCACACAGCAAGACCCAACCACCAAAGCGAAGCGAAAAGCAGGGCTGTACCGTGAGCAGGAAGATCGTGCAGCCCATCGCAATGACTGGATGCATGAGGCTGACAATGACTGAGCAGGAACAGCAGCGGCTGATTAGTGGGCTGATAAAGCAGCGCGAGGCATGGCAACCAGCTAGACAGAGAGCGCACACGAAGCCCGTAGCAAAGCGCATGAGCCAGCGTGACCGGGAGCTTATGGAATGCTTCCGCAACCGATGACAGGCGGCATGGGCGGGGGGGGGGAGGTTTTAAAGACAAACCCCCTGCTGCAAGGCACCGCCTGCCCCCTCAAATTTTTACGCACGGTGATTTTTTTGAAAATAAAACGCGATGGAAACGAGAAATTTTTATGGCAAGACCACCAAAACCGCCCGCTTACCTTGATGAGTTAGCCGCGCAGCAGTGGAAGGCGAAGGCAAAGCAACTGGCCGAACGCGGGGATCTGACTCCCGCCGACTGGAACAACCTTGAGCTTTTTTGCGTTAACTATTCGATGTACCGCAAAGCAGTGGAAGACCTTGCCAGCCGCGGATTCAGCATTGTTAACAGCCAGGGCGGCGAGAGCCGTAATCCGGCGCTTAGCGCAAAGGCCGACGCTGAAAAAATCATGATTAAAATGTCGTCGCTGCTGGGCTTTGATCCGGTAAGCCGCCGCCGTAATCCGGTAGAAACGGAAGAGGAGGACGAGCTTGACCGTCTGGAATGATTACGCAAACGCCATTAAATCCGGTGAAATTCCGGCCTGTAAGCGCGTAAAACAGGCCGTTGAAAGGTACTTTTCAGACCTGAATGATCCCCGTTATGAGTTCGATACGGCGACCGTAGAGCGGTTTATTGCGTTCTCCCGGCTCTGTCCGCACGTCAAAGGCCCGCTTCGGGGCCAGCCTATCGAGCTGGAGCCATGGCAGCAGTTCGCCTTTGCTAACCTGCTGGGCTTTAAGGTCAGAGAGTCAGGCCGCCGGAAGTACAGCAGCGCCTTTATTGAGGTGCCGCGTAAGAACGCTAAATCCACCGTGGCCGCCATGCTGGCTAACTGGTTTCTGGTGATGGAGAAGGGCCAGCAGGATATCTACACGGCGGCGGTTAGCCGGGATCAGGCCCGAATCGTGTTCGACGACGCCCGCCAGATGTGCCTGCTGTCAAAACCTCTGAAAAAGCGCGTCAATATCCAGGCGCATAAGGTCATTTTCCCGAAGAGCAACAGCCTGTTAAAGCCGCTGGCGGCGAAAGCGGCCACCATTGAGGGGACTAACCCCAGCCTGGCGATTGTCGATGAGTACCACCTTCACCCGGATAACGGCGTTTATTCCGCGCTTGAGCTGGGTATGGGCGCACGCCCTGAGGCGATTTTGTTCGCCATCACGACCGCCGGGAGTAACGTTGTCTCCGCTTGTAAACAGCATTATGACTACTGCTGCCAGATTCTGGCCGGGGAAGAGAACAACGATTCGCTGTTTGTCCTGATCTACGAGCTGGACGACGAAAGCGAGGTTGAGCAGCCTGAAATGTGGATTAAGGCTAACCCTAACCTGCATGTGTCCGTTGACGCGGCGAAACTGGAGTCCACCATCCAGAAAGCGCGGGGCATACCGTCGCAGTGGGTCGAAATGCTGACCAAACGTTTCAATATCTGGTGTCAGGGCTCCACGCCGTGGATGGGCGCCGGTGCATGGGATGCCTGTGCGCTCGACTATACCGAAGTCGATCTGGCCGGAATGGAGTGTTATGCCGGGTTTGACCTGTCCTCTACCAGCGATATCACCAGCGTAAGCTATGCGTTCCCGTTCGACAGGGAGATCAGACTCCTTACCCGTCATTATCTGCCGGAAGCGCAGCTGCTTAACGTCGCCAACAAAAACCGCGCCATCTACCGCCAGTGGGTAAAAGCGGGATGGATACGCACCACCCCCGGCGACTGCATCGACTATGACCGAATCCGTGACGATATTCTTCGCGACGCTGAAACCTTCAATATCCGGCTGGTGGGCTTCGATACGTGGAACGCCACGCACCTGCGCACCCAGTTACAGGGGGCGGGCCTCGATGTGGAGCCGTTCCCGCAAACCTATCTCAAATTCAGTCCGGTAGCGAAATCCTTTGAGGTGTTCGTTAACCGCAGAGTGGTGCGCCACCGTGGCGATCCAGTTCTGGCCTGGGCGATTGGTAACGTGGTGATGGAGACCGACGCTAACGCCAACATTAAGCCCAACAAGAAGAAATCCTCCAACAAGATAGACCCGGCTGTATCTGCGCTGATGGCGTTCGGTACCTTCCAGGCTGAGCATGAGGATTTTGCTTTCGATATGAGCGACAGCCACAAGCAACGGCTGGCGACATTTAACGGTATCTGACAGGAGCAGAATGATGAATACAGCTAATAATGAAACACTTGCGACTATCCGTATGTTTGGCCCGCTCGGCAAAACCTTCGGTAGAACTCACCAGCGCCTGGTGCGAACTACGCATGAGGCATTCCGGGCTCTGGCCGTAACGATCCCCGGATTCGAAAAATACATGAATACAAGCAGGGCTCGTGGTTTAACGTATGCGATCTATGTCGGGAAAAAGAACATTGGAGCAGATGACCTGGAATTTCCGAACAATGGGCGCGAGATTCATATCGTGCCGGTGGTAATTGGAAGTAAAAAGGCAGGGATGTTACAAACTATTCTCGGCGCGGTACTGGTGGTGGTAGGGGCAATTGGGGTTACGGTTGGTCAGGCATGGGGCGGCGGCACGTGGGGCCCCGTTGCTTGGAAACTCGGCGCGGCTATGATTGCGGGCGGTGTTGTGCAATTACTTTCTCCACAACCTACCGGGCTTGCAAGCAAACAAAGTGCGGATAATAAGGCTTCATACGCATTTGGCGGCGTTACGAATACTGCTGCGCAAGGTTATCCGGTACCATTGCTATATGGAAAGCGCCGTATCGGCGGTGCAATCATATCGGCCGGTATCTATGTGGAGGATCAGCTTTGACAAATCAGGTGCAACTCTGGCCAGAAGGTGAGGTATTTACCCGAGAGGTATTGATACCGACGAAATACGAGCCGTTGCCGGTGGAGGTAACTTACATCGTTCCTCCTTTCGATAACGTCGTGGAGACATGGCAGAACAGGGACCCGGCTAAGGCTTACGCTCTGTTTAGACAGTTCATTGTTGACTGGGATCAGCAGGATAAACTCACCGACGAAATACTTATGTGCTTTCTGACAGCTTACCCGGGTACAGATGAAGCTATTTTTGCAGGTTGGTGTGAGCATATGAAGGCGCAGTTGGAGAAAAACAAAGAGTCATTTATCCATTCGCCAAACACTATCAATTAA